ACCTACGACCACGTCTTCGACCACGCCTTCGACCACGCCTTCGACAGCGATTGTCCCTAGCACCCAGACCGAGGCCCTGACCGGCATCGGCACTGCTGGTACGACGGGCATCGGCAGTCTGACGACTGTCGGCGCTGGAACGCAGGTGGGTACAGCGCAACCAGTTGATTTGACTGCAGATTCTCAGACTACGTCGGAGATCCTCGAGTTCACACCTACGGAAGACTTCATCGAAGGCACTGCGGTCGAGATCGCGGGGCAGATCCCCGGCACCGTTGCCACGGAGACGACGCCGACGACTACTACGATCACGGATGTCCCGACGACGCCAACAACCGGAGTCTTTACCTTTGCTGAGGACTTTGAGCCTCCGCCTGAAGAGCCTGCAGCGGAGGAAGAGCCCGGTGCAGGGGCCGAGGAGCCCGATACTGAGGTGACCATCCAAGAAGCGGTGGACGAGGCTGCCCAAGAGGACGAGGCTCCGTTTGAGTGTCCGGACGGCTACACGGCGGTCAAGCTTGGTGGCCGCTGGGTGTGCCAGAAGACGGAGACATCGACGGTTGGCAGGCCGACGGTTGGTACGCGTCCGTATCTTTCGAAGGTTGGTTTTGCCGGTCCGAGCCCGTATCCTTCTTCGACCCGCACGGTTACTCGAACGGTTACAGCTGCTGAATGAACCTTCACGCTTTACCGGAAGAAGCGCTCAAAGAAATCTTGGTCTTGATGGAGGCCAAGAAGCGCTTGGAGATACGCGAGCAGGCGGAGGAGCATTTCATGCCCTTCGCCCATCACGTCTACGAGAACTTCATCGAGGGTCGGCACCACCGGGTCATCGCTGAGAAGCTGGAGCGTGTGGCTCGAGGGGAGTTGAAGCGGCTGATCATCAACATGCCGCCTCGACACTCGAAGTCGGAGTTTGCCAGCTACCTGATGCCTGCGTGGTTTCTGGGCCGAAACCCGAAGCTGAAGATCATTCAGGCCACGCACAACACGGAGTTGGCGGTTCGGTTCGGGCGCAAGGTCCGAGATCTGATTGACAACCCTTTGTATCGAGAGATTTTTCCGAACACGATCCTGAAGGAGGACAACAAGGGCGCTGGCAAGTGGGGCACTGACAAGGGCGGCGAGTACTTTGCTGCGGGTGTTGGTGCTGCGGTTACTGGCCGTGGCGCGGATTTGTTCATCATCGACGACCCGCACTCGGAGCAGGACGCTCTGAGCGACACTGCGTTTGACCATGCGTATGAGTGGTACACCTCTGGTCCTCGGCAGCGTCTGCAGCCGGGCGGAGCGATCATTCTGGTCATGACGCGCTGGGGGAAGAAGGACCTCACGGGTCAGTTACTCGCGGCACAAGGTAGTGACGTGATGGCGGATCAATGGGAGGTTGTAGAGTTCCCGGCGATCATGCCTTCTGGCGAGCCGTTGTGGCCAGAGTTCTGGCAGAAAGAGGCGTTGCTATCAATCAAGGCCTCGTTGCCTGTCGCCAAATGGAATGCGCAGTGGCAGCAGACGCCGACGACATCTGAATCGGCGATCATCAAGCGGGAGTGGTGGAAACCGTGGGAGAAGGACGACATTCCTGACCTGAAGTATGTCCTTCAGGCGTATGACACGGCGTTCTCCAAGAAGGAGACTGCTGACTACTCCGCGATTACGACGTGGGGCGTTTTCAACCCAGAGGAAGGAGGGCCGGATCACATCATACTGTTGGATGCGAAGCGTGGTCGTTGGAGTTTCCCTGAGTTGAAAGAGGTTGCGTATGAGGAACACCAGTACTGGGAACCGGACATGGTTGTGGTCGAAGCAAAAGCGACGGGCACACCGCTTTTGGACGAGTTGCGGTACCGTGGTATTCCAGCACTTGGGTTTTCACCGGGGAAGAAGAAGGGATCTGGCGGTGTAGACAAGACTACCCGCATGCACATGGTTGCCCCTTTGTTTGAGGCGGGTGTAGTGTGGGCTCCGACGCACAAGAAGTTCGCGGATGAGGTCATCGAGGAGGTGGTTTCATTTCCGAATGGTGAACACGATGACTTCTGTGATAGTATGACGCTGGCTCTGATGCGTTTCCGGCAAGGCGGGTTTGTCTCCTTGGCTGGTGAAGAAGAAGAACGACCTGACTACGGACGTAAACGGGAGTACTACTGATGGCTCTGCCGCCCATTGTAGCGCCGGGGATTCGCGCGGAGGACATGGATCCTTCTGCTGCATCCGTGGATGTGTCGGTTCTGCAGCCTGAGGGCTTTGAGGGCGGGGCCGAGGTTATCCCTGACGGGCAGGGCGGTGCGATTGTTCAGGCTCTGCAGGCCATGATGGCTGGGCAGGAAGAACAACAGGGCATCCCTCACAGTGCAAACTTGGCGGAGTATCTAGAAGATGGGTATCTTAGGGAAATTTCGACCCAGCTGCGAGCGGCTTACGAAGAGGATGTCCAGTCTCGCTCGGAGTGGGAAGAGACTTACACTAAGGGTCTGGACCAGCTTGGCGTCAAATACGAGGACCGCACTCAGCCGTTTGAGGGCGCGTCTGGTGTCACGCACCCGCTGATTGCGGAGAGTGCGACCCAGTTCCAAGCGCAGGCGTACAAGGAACTACTGCCGTCTGGCGGGCCCGTGAAGACGCAGATCCTCGGGCTCCAGAACGCGGAGCGCGAGGAGCAAGCTTCACGCGTCAAGGACTTCATGAACTACCAGATCATGGAGGTCATGGAAGAGTTTGATCCGGACATGGATCAGCTGCTGTTTTACCTCCCGCTGTCTGGTTCGACGTTCAAGAAGGTGTACTTCGACGAGCCGAAGCAGCGCGCTGTTTCGAAGTTCGTGCCTGCGCAGGATCTGGTGGTGCCGTATGCGGCCTCGGATCTTCAGACGGCCTCGCGGGTGACGCATGTCTTGCGGATGGACAAGAACGAGATCCGCAAGATGCAGGTTGCGGGGTTCTACCGCGACGTTGAGTTGAGCAAGTACGAAGAGCAGGACAACACGGTTCGTCAGAAGGTTGACGAGCTACAGGGTACGTCAAAGACGTATACCGACGAGATCTACACGATCCTCGAGATGCACGTAGACATTGACATCGAGGGGTTCGAGGACATCAGCCCGGATGGCGAGCCTACGGGGATCGCGCTTCCGTACATTGTGACGATTGACGAGGGGTCTGGCGAGATCCTTTCGATCCGCCGGAACTTCGAGGAAGGCGCGCCTGTCGCGAAGAAGACCCAGTACTTCGTGCATTACAAGTTCATGCCGGGGCTTGGGTTCTACGGGTTTGGCCTGATCCACATGATCGGGGGCCTTGGCCGCGCGGCGACGAGCATCCTGCGTCAGCTGATCGACGCGGGCACGCTGGCGAACCTTCCGGCGGGTTTCAAGGCCCGAGGTGTGCGGGTCAGGGACAACGACCAGCCGCTGCAGCCGGGCGAGTGGCGGGACATCGACGCCCCGGGTGGGGACGTTAAGAACTCGATCATCCCGCTTCCGTACAAGGAACCGTCGGCGGCGCTGGCACAGCTTCTGGGAGCCCTTGTAGAGGGCGGTAGGCGCTTTGTTTCGCTGGCGGATCAGCAGACAGCGGACGCCAACGGACAGGCTCCTGTGGGCACTACAGTGGCTCTGCTGGAGCGCGGCATGAAGGTCATGTCTGCGATCCACAAGCGGCTGCATTATGCGCAGAAGCAGGAGTTCCGGATCCTTGCTCGGATCTTCCGTGACAACCTGCCGCAGGAGTACCCGTACGAGGTGCAGGGCGGCAATCGCACGATCATGGCGCAGGACTTCGATGACCGCATCGACGTCGTGCCTGTCAGCGATCCGAACATCTTCTCGATGGCTCAACGGGTTACTCTGGCCCAGACGCAGCTGCAGCTGGCGCAGTCGAACCCGCAGATGCACAACCTGTATGCGGCGTATCGTCGCATGTATCAGGCGCTCGAGGTCCAGAACATCGACGAGTTGCTGCCGCCTCCGCCGCAGCCGCAGCCCATGGACCCCGCGATTGAGAATGCTCGGGCGCTGATGGGCGAGATCCTGACGACGTTCCCTGAGCAGGATCACGATGTGCACATCCGGATGCACCTGATGTTCATGCGGACGCCGCTGGTGCTGACATCGCCGCAGGTCATGGGCACGTTCTACGCCCACGTCATGGAGCATGTGTCGCAGAAGGCGCGGCAGGTAGTTATGCAGCAAATTCAAGGGATTATCGCTCAGGCGCAACTGGCGGCGCAGAGTGGTGCGATTGATCCTGCGATGGCGCAGCAGCAGATCATGCAAGTTCAGCAGAGCATGCAGGATCCTGCGCAGCTGGAGAAACTGATCTCCATGCAGATGGAGCAGATCATGACAGCGATCCTGCCCCAGATGGCTCCGGCTGGGAACGACCCGATGAACGATCCGCTGGTCCAGATCCGGTTGCAAGAACTGGGTCTCAAGCAGCAGGATCTTCAGCGCAAGGTTCAGGAGGACCAGTCGCAGGAGCGTATGGAACTCATGCGGCTGCAGCAGAGCGCGGCGCAGGCTGCGGCTCGGATCGAAAGTCAGGAAGAGATCGCGGACAACCGCAATGCGGTGAACATGACGCGCATCAACGTGCAGCAACAACTGGCTAGGGAGCGGAGCAATGCCCCTCAAAGAAGGTAAGTCTCAGAAGGTCATCTCGGAGAACATCCGTACCGAGATGGAGCGTGGCAAGCCGCAGAAGCAGGCCATCGCGATTGCCCTCTCAAAGGCCGGAAAGTCTAGGCCTCAGAAGAAGGCCAAGGGTGGCATGATTACCTCATTCAGCCGAATCGCTCGCCCGCAGCGGTTTGAGGGAGTGTTCTAAGACCCCACCTGTGGTAGAGTGGGGCTATGGATCCGGTAACGATCATAGCTACCGCAACTGCGGCCTATAATGCCTTGAAGAAGGGCATAGAGATAGGCCGTGAACTGCAGGACATGGGTGGACAGCTGGCCACTTGGGCTGGCGCGTTATCGGACATCGAGTTCTTGGAGCGGAGGGCCGAGGACCCTCCGTGGTACAAGACGTTTTCGAGTTCTGTTCAAGCCGAGGCGATTGAGGTCTTTGCTGCGAAGAAGCAGTTGGAGCAGCAGCGCAACGAGCTTCGCACGTATATTCAATACTCTATGGGGCAGTCGGCGTGGGAGGAACTGCTTCGGACTGAGGCGCATGTTCGAAAGCAGCGGGCGGAGCACGAGCATCGCAGGGCCGAGATCAAGGAGATGTTGGTCTCTGGCCTACTCATCTTCCTCATGCTGACGAGCGTGACAGCCTTCATGACTGTTGTGCTTTGGCTGTATCTGGAGAATCACTCATGACCCCTAAGAAGTTGGAGCCGGATAGCCCGCTGGATGTTGCTGATCTTGACGGAGACGGGGTTGTCACCAACTCCGAGATCAACCGCCACGAGAAACTGATTCGCATCGACAACTGGGACAAACAGCAAGATCAACAGAGACAGATGGCATGGGTGGCCATGGGGTCGATGGTCTTGCTGACGCTGGGTCTGATCCTGCCGATTTTGCCGACTGAGCGCGTGGAAGTGCTGAATGGCTTGATGACGATGTTCTACACTTCTCAGGCCGCTGTGGTAGCTGCCTTCATGGGGGCCAGTGCTTATGTTCGCACGCGCGAGCGGAGCCATGAGGATTAACCTCCTCCTACTGTTCCTGTTCCTTGCCGCCTGCGGTGCGCTACCGCTAGGTATGCTGGGCGGGGGAGGCCCAAATGTCGCTGCGAATGTTCAGGCTGGCAAGGAAAATACCCAGCAGGTTGTGGCCAGCCAAGAGAGAACTGAAGCTGGGCGCGACATCGTCACTACGACCAAACAGATCGAAGCCGCGT